CTTGATGTCAATGACAATGCCATTGCCCTCATCTGTATAGAGGTCACACTTGCCCCCAAAGCGAAGGTCGGTGTGGGCAAAAGACCTTTCAGAAACCCATTCCTGTTCAGCAAAGTGATCACAGACTGCCTTGGAGCAAGCAGTCACAGACTCTTGATGCTTGCCTGTGGGCTTGCCCTCATAGTAGCCTTGAATAGATGCATGGATGTCAGTTCCCGCATCCGCCGCCGAGCGACCCTGTTCTTTGGAATCGTTGATGATTCGGTCTATGTATTCCTTTTCAGGTTCGTCGGGGCGGCGGGGAAGGGTTAAGGCTGCATACAGAACTTGCTGTTGCAACCAAGCAGTCAAGGCGGGTTTAGCCGCCATGTTCAGAACTGTGGTCACCGAGGGCACCAAAGACATGGTGCGAGCATCACGAAGTGTGGTTGCCCTTGGAGAGCCATCTTTCTTGGATGGCACAGTGTATTGGGGTTCACCATCTTGGGTATACCAATGATTGGACTCACTAGCCCTAATGGTTGGGGTGGTTATGGTCATATATGTCCTTAAAAGGGAATGTCATCATCCATATCATCAAAGCCACTCTTGTCTGATGATGCTTGTTTAGGGGCAGAATTGCCATTGCGGTCTTGCCATTCAGGAGAACCCTCAATCTTTGACTTGAGTCCATCACTAAAGGTCTCAAACATGGTCATGTCAGGCTCTTCAATAGAGAAGATGCCAAGGGCATTGTGACCCTCAGGCAGACCCGCTTTCTTGATTTGTGGGGGTACAGATAGGATGGCTTGGATGTTGGTGTACTCCTTACCATTGTTGCCCGTTGCCTTGACAACAGAGACCATAGCCCATGCTCCAAGGACATTCTTGAGTTCAAAGCCTCTAAGTTCATCAGCAGTAAAGTCTCTGCCTCTCCAAGTCTGCAAGTCCTTTCGGAGGGTTGCTTTCTCAGCCAAGGACAATGTGAAGTTCTTGCTGATGGTCATGGGTTCACCCTTGCTTGTAACCATGGGCTTGCCACTTTCATCTTCTCCATGAACCTCAAACTGCAACATCACCTTGGGTAGGTGTTTTACAGTCCCAAGGTACTCACTCTTTTGAGTCCCAAGGTCAACCACTCGATAGCATCGAGCAAGGTGCATCCCTTGTGGGACGGGGGTAAAGGTGCTACTGCCACCACTTTCTTTCGCTATTAAAGCCATCATTCGCTCCTAGTTTCTTGATTCAAAATTGAACTCTTGGACATCCCACACTCAGAACATATGAGTACCCAATCGTCCTCTGTAGCAATACCTGAAATGCCTCTTCTCAGAGCCTCTTCAAGCATTTGCATTCTTTCCAACATCAGTTGGTGCATCTCTGCCTCGTTGTGCATGACTACCACCTCACAGTCATCAAGATGATGATTGCCCACACTACAACCCAAGGCAGAACAAACGGCCACCATCGCACCCGGCGGTCTTTTTTGTTGAGCAATGCTGCCTGTATCAAATCCATGTCTTGCTGATCTCTGTCTGGTAGGTTCATAATTCGCTTTCGAGTTAAACAAGCCTTGACTGTACCAAATTTAAGTTAAAGATACAACAGGCTTGCACAAAGTTTTTTTTGGTGTATGATGAGATTAAACCAACTATGGAGGGTTCAATGACGCTGACAGAATTTTTTGAAGCAAAGCCGCGAGGAGCAAAGATTGCCATGGCTAAGAAACTGGGGGTGAGCAAGACATGGCTCAGTCTCGTGATTAGTGGCAGACAAGTGCCTAGCCCTGAGTTGAGTGGGGCAATTGAGAGGTACACAAAGGGGTTGGTCAAGAGGACAACATTGAGACCTGACATCTTTGGGGAACTCAAATGATTTGGTACAAATTCCACATTGGTGACTACATCACCCACACCAAGCACATCTCTGATGCTGAAGACCTTGCCTATCGCAGACTGCTTGATCTCTACTACATGAGTGAGAAACCTATCTCCCTTGATGTGAAGATGGTTGCACGAAAGATTGGTATGGAAATTGAGGAAACCGAATCGGTTTTGGTGGAGTTCTTTGAATTGCAAGATGATGGTTATCACAACAATCGTGCTGATGTTGAAATAGCCAAATATCAATCCCAAGTTGCTACAAATCGTGAGATTGGCAAGAGGGGTGGAAGACCTAAGAGCCTTATAAACAAAGGCTTGCAGACCATCAAAACCGAATCGGTAACCGAATCGGATACGAATACGAACCCTAAGAAGATACAGATACAGAAGAAGAATAACAATATATCGTCGAAATTCGACGAGTTTTGGCAACTGTGGCCCACATCAAAACGAAAAGTAGCAAAGTCAACTTGTGAGACCAAGTGGATCAAACACAAGTTGGATGAGGTTGCAGACAGAATCTTTTCCCATGTCTCTGCATTGAAGACCTCAGAGCAATGGACTACAGGGTTTGAACCCGCACCTCTGACCTACATCAATCAAAAGAGGTGGGAGGATGATGTGGAGTCAGCCCCAATGAGGAGAGGCATATGACTCCTCTTGAGAACTTGCTCTCAAGGTTGCAAAAGGTCAAGGGCAAGAATGGCTCATGGACTGCTTGTTGCCCATCCCATGAGGATGCATCCCCATCCCTAGCAGTTAGGGAGGGTGAGGATGGTCGTGTATTGATTCATTGCTTTGGAGGATGCTCAACTGCTGATGTGCTTGGCTCTATGGGTTTGGACATGACTGACTTGTTTCCACCTAAAAGGGAATGGGTTGGTGAGACCCAAGGTACAAAGCCAATGAAGCCCGCATTCTATGCAAGTGACTTGCTCAGAATCATTTCCTTTGAGTGCTTAGTTGTGTCAATCTGTGCTTATGACTTGAGCCAAGGCAAGAAGATTGCAGAGGGTGACAGAGAGCGGCTCAAGGTTGCCCAACAAAGAATTGAAGAGGTGATGCGATATGCAAACATCTAATGTGGCTCAGAGGGCTAAAGAGTTGGATGACATGAGAAAGGTCAGACTGCTCAAGCCCAATGAGATTGACTTTGACAAGTACCTCAAGGCTAATGATGTGGCCCAAAAGGTACGAGAGGCTCAAGTATGGCTTGATGAGTTGAAAGAGGAAATCCATCACCCTGTGCATGAGAAGTTCACCACCATGCCATGGTCAAAGACTCATTCAACCTTTCAGTTTAGACAGGGTGAAGTCACCCTTTATGCGGGATCAAATGGTGGGGGCAAGTCCCTCATTACAGGGCAGATTGCCATGGGTTTGATCAAGCAAAAGCAAAAGATTTGCATTGCCTCTTTTGAGATGAAACCCAAAAGGACTATGTATCGGATGCTCCGACAGTTCGCAGGTGAGAACATTGATGCCCCAAGATTTACAGGCAAGGACAAATACCTTGAGCAGTTGCTCTCAAGGCTTGGCTCTTTTGTGTCTGACAAGTTGTGGCTCTATGACCAACAGGGAACTGTGACCTCTCAGCAAGTTATTGCAGTTGCAAGGTACTGTGCCATGGAGTTGGGTGTGCAGCACTTCTTTGTGGATTCATTGATGAAGTGTGTGCCGGGCGAGGATGACTACAACGCTCAGAAATACTTTGTGGATGAGTTGACTGCCTTGGCTCGTGACCACAACATTCACATCCATTTGATCCATCACATTCGCAAGTTGGCTAGTGAAGAGATACAGCCAAATAAAAACGACATCAAAGGTTCGGGCGCGATCAGTGACCAAGTTGACAATGTGTTGATGGTCTGGCGCAATAAAAAGAAAGAGCATCAAGCGCAGACTGGCCCAGTTGATCCAATGATTCCAGACGCCATGTTGATGTGCGAAAAGCAACGCAACGGCGAGGCCGAAGACTGGTACTCGCTTTGGTATCACAAAGACAGCCAGCAGTTTGTCGAGTACGACAACAGCGTGCCAATGTCTTTTGACAATGGAGGAAGATTTTGAATGAGGCGCAAGAAGGAAAAGGAGAAGATGAACATCGGCATCGCTGTCTCGTTCGATGGGTCATACAAAAAAGACTTCAAGATCGTGACAGTGCTTACAAGTGGCTCAACGGCTACTGTGACCACTTGGGCAGATACCACAAGGGGTGGAATGAACTACATCCCAAGTCGCGTCTTGAGGCAGATGTTCGAGAACAGTGGGCAAAGGGTAATCGAGGAAACGAAGGAGAATGGAAATGACAAAGCAAGATGCTGAACTAAGCCCTTTAGCAAGGCAACTACTTGGCAGTTCTGGGGCCATGAAGTTATTCACACAGACTGAGTTTGATGCGGCGCTGACCGAGGCCAAGGCCGAGATCATGGCGATAGCAATTCAGACCACTAAACAAGCAATTGCAATTGAGCGCGAAGAGTGTGCAAAGTTGGCTGATGAATGTGTAAACATTGAATTGCTTGGCGATGCTATTCGCAATCGCATGAGGCCAAAGAATGATTGAGATCACATTGCCTTGGCCACCATCGGTCAACACCTACTGGCGCAACTTTGATGGCCGCATGATCATCAGCGCCAGAGGCCGTGAGTACCGCGAGTTGGTTGGTGATCAGATGACTTTGCAAAACAAGGTAAAGCATTTCACTGGCTCTTTGCGTGTGGTGATCGAGGCGTGGCGACCAGA